AACAGATGATTATATAAGATTTTATTATTATGATGAAAATAATAAACAAAAGAAAAAAGAAATTAAAACAAAAAAAGATTTAAATAAATCAATTAAAAAAATAAATGAATTATCATTTTTTAAACCGACAGAAATAATAAATAGTTCTAAATTAAATTTTGAATTGAATAATAATAAATTAGTATTATGTGGTGTTTAATATTTATTTAGGATATAAATCAATTTCAACATATGCTCTCATTATTATTTGCGTATTTACGATATTTGCGTAATGAACTATACACGATATCGTGTTATCGTTATTGAAAACTCCATTTGAAATCCATCCGTGATTCATCCCTGTATTTATTGGATATTCACTTATATACCCGGTTGCTCTGCAATTGTAATTATTATAATTTATACCGTTAATTATATAACTGGATGGAACTGGAAAACTAATAGAGCAGTTGTTATGTGGTGTATTAGATGTTATAAAATCAATAGTAAATTTAAATTTCGCATTTCCGTCAAAATTTGATAAAACTGGATATATATTTTGTTGTAACGTTTCAACAGTGATTGTAATGCCTTGATTTATAAAATTAAAACTTTTTAAACCTAAATTTTTTTCGCCCCCAATATATAGATCATTACATTTAATTTCACACCATTTTTTGTTTTCATTTAACGTCGCAGTCGAAAATTTGTTTAAGCTCATTAATATAATATAATATATACTACAAAATAAATTTAATTATATATAATTAAATATTTATATATTATATTATATTATATTAAAAATGAGTTTAAATAAATTATGTGATAACACGTTTAAAAGCTGGATGAAAATACACGCGAATGAAGTCATTTGTCCTCAAGGAATAAAACAAGATTCTAATCAACAACATACTTTCACTCCTCCTTCATTACAAAATAATACACACGATGGCTATTTTTTATCTTATAATCATACTACACAAAAAACAGAATGGAAACCAGCCTCAGGGGGTGTTTCATCCGTTAATTCTAAATCAGGAGTAGTAGTTTTAAATCATACTGATCTAACAGATATATCTACAAATAAAACACATACGCAGATAGATAGCGAATTAAAAACATTAACTGATAAAACAAATTTATTAAATACATCTTCACAATTAGCATCTAATTTAATACCATCCACAAATTTATCTTATACTATAGGTAATCCGACAAATAAAATTTTATCTACTTATAGTAGAGATATAATATGTGATAAAATACAAGGAACAACGGCTGGTCCTAGCGACTTAGAATTGGTTAATCAAAATGGAAAAGGAATCACGATTCTAGATGGTATGGATGGATCAATACAATTCACAAGTGATAAATATACTGGAAATGGTCCAAATAGTAAAACTGGAAAATATATTCGTATAGCAGATTCAAACGGCACCTTAGAACCTGTATCATTAGTGACAGGAACTGGTGATGTTGTAGGACCATCTATATCCTCTGACTCGGCTATAGTTCGATTTGACGGAGTAACCGGAAAATTGATCAAAAATTCAACTGTTGGTATAAATGATAACGGATTTATTCAAGGCGTACAAAATATGAATTTATTATCAAACGCAACAATATACGGTTCTTTATTAAATATAAATGGTTTTCGATTTCAAGGCAATTCACAATTAACTCCAGAAGGCGAAGTTGAACTATTAAATGTTAGTGGAAAAGGCGTTTCAGTTAGAAGCGATGGAAATTTAAATTTAACAGGCGCAAATTATCAAAATAAACAAGGACGCTTATTAGTATTTAATAATAATAGTGGTAAAGTAGATGCCTTATCATTAAATCAAGGATTTTTAACTATAGATAGTCTTGGTGTAGTTTCATCTACAAATGTGGGTAGTACTCAAACAATCATAAGATACGCAAAAGCAAACGGTATTATTCCTTCAGGCAATAATGATCAGTATCAACACGGATGGGCTACTACTACAGGAAATATTAATGGTTCTATTCTTAGTAATCCAGAAATATATTTACCTACAGGAGAATATTATGTACAAGCCGTTGCAACTGCGCACGAAACAGGCGTAACCAAATTTTTATTAATTTTAGAAGGTCAAGTTGTTAATGACACTGAAGGAATTGTAACAACAGCAAACATAAACGAAGGCGTAAAAAGACTACACGGAAGTTGGAGAATTTCTATAACCGCTCCACAGAATTCACTAGAATTACGACAATATACGCAATTTGGAACAGTTTCAGGAATCAGTGGTCCATCGAATCCATTATTTTTAACTTGGGGTTATGCTCAATTAACTATTACTAAATTATAATAAAATAAAATAAATTAATTTAATTTATAAATATTAAAATTTATAAAATTTTAATATTTATAAATTATTAAAATCATTATTTATATTTTCATATAAATTTTTAATTTGTTCTATAGTTATTTCTACGGCTGGTCTATATTTTTTATTTTTCAATAATAACACATCTATTTTATTATTTAAATCATAATATTTATTTTGAAATGTTTTAAATTGCTCTATCTTTCTCTCTATTTTAATCCATATATTAATAGCGGATAATCCAGATATACAACCACTAGAGATACTAATGAATAAAAATCCTAATATGGGATTGATAATTGGAATCAGGATTGGTATTATAACAATAGGAAAATTTACAATATAATATAATTTTTTATATTTTTTTATTTTTTTTTCTAATATTTTTATTTTATAATAACAATCTTTTTTTATATCATATAAATAATTTTCTGCTTCTTCATTCCATTTCATTGTTTCTCTTGAATCATCCGTGCTGGAATTTTTACTATTACTCATTTATATAAATGTTAGATATTAAATTAATATATGACCTAATGGCAGACGCACAAAAATTAAAAGATGTTGATAAAAAAGATTTTGTTAAAAATCAGATTGTTAAAATAATTGGAAAGAATGAATATGATAAATATAATAATATTATTAATGATACAATAGAATTTATTATATTTTTGTCTCATAATAAAAAGTTATTAAATAAAATAAATAAAAAATGTTGTTGTAAATGTTATTAATCTATTTTTTTCTAAAGTGTATTTTAATTTCAAAATTACCTAGATCAGGAATATATATAGCTCTCACAACATTATTTCTATCTTCCCATTTTACAAATAAATTTATGTTATAAAGTGGCGTTTTACTTGAAAGTGGATACCATCTGAGATTGCCCGTGTTATAGTATTGAATACTTGACCTGTCTAAATCATCTTGTATTGGTATAAAATCACTTATTATATATCTATATACGTTATTTTCAGTACCCACAATTTCTGTTTCCACAGGCATACTTGTTTCAAATAAAATACTCTGTAATGCGGACCATAACGGTATATTATTCCATTCTTCATATACAGATAAATAATTATTAGCACCTATATTATACGTGTTATCAGGTATGCTGGATGTTTTTATTTTATATCGATATATAGGGTCTGTATATATTTCGTTTTGAAATCCTTGAAAATAAGAGAATAATGGATCATTGAAATACAATTCCCAATTTTTTGTATGAAATTCTGACTGATATAATAATCTATTTCTTTTATTTATACTATCATATTGAAGTTGTGTATATAAATTTAATTTATCAACTAAAGGAAAATTTGGCTGATTCATTATATATAAAATACAATTTTTAATTGATATATTGATGCCATCTAAAAAATCTTTAATATTCCATATAACAATTTTGTCATTGAAATCTAAATTTTCAGGGATACTTGGAACGATTGTTATATATTCACTTTTTTTGTATTCTATATTATTACTAGCGACGATTCTGATGGAAACAATGTATTTATTATTTTCAAAAAAAAAGATTGGTATATTACTCATTGGAACTGTAAAACGTTCTATGGCTAATTCCCACTCTGATGGATTTTCAAGAATAGGATTCAAATATGATTTATTGAATTCAATTCGTCCATCTGTTGTATTTTGTAAATCTTGTTTATTTAATTTAATATTATAAAAAAAATTACTCATATTATTATAATATTATATATTTAATTTTTTTTATTATATAATATTTGTTTATTTATTTCTAAAATTTTATTTCTATCAGGAAAATTATCATTCGCTTGTTGTTTAAATAAATTTATATTTTGTCTTATAGGTGAATAATTATGAGAATATGGAATCTCACCACCACGTAATCTAAAATCAGAATTATAATTTTTTTTTATTTCTTCATTATTAATAGCATATTTATAAAAATCATCAGTATGAGATATTGGTATTTTACCACCAGATATTTTATTTTTAATTGCTTCTTTAAAAATATCATTATTAGATTTTGAAATTGGCGTAGTCATATATATATATATAATATAAATATATAATATTATATAAATTATATATATAATGTTAAAAGAAATTAAATGTATTTTATGTAAAAATAATTTTCAAAAACAACACCATAATCAATTATTATGTAGTGATATTTGTAAATTAAAAAGACAATACTATAAAAATCAAGAATCATTTATAAAAAGAAAATATAAAAATTTTAAATATAATAATAACAATAACTCATTAACAATAATATTTTAAATATAACTATATATTAAAATGTTCTCATATAAGAAAAAGAATAATTCTGAAAAAATTATAATGGTTGATAAAGAAAAATTTATATATTTATGTTCTGATAATGATGGTGATTTTAATAAAATGGAATTTAAAAAAAATATTCAACCATTACCAAGAAAAAATATAGTTGAAAAATTATATATCAGTGCGCCGTCTGGAGCTGGAAAATCAACTTATTTAGGAAAATATTTAAAATTTTATAAAAAAATGTTTAAAAAAAATTCTGTATATTGTTTTTCATCAGTAGAAAAAGATAATGCAATTGATAAATATATTGATGAAAGAATTAATATTGATGATAGTTTAATTGAAGACCCTTTAAAAATAGAAGATTTTGAAAATTCATTAACTATATATGATGATACTGACACAATAAGAGATAAAAAATTAAAAGATGTTGTAAATTCAATAAAGGAAGAAATGATTCAAATAGGAAGACACTACAAAGCGAGATGTGCAACAACTAGTCATATTATATCAAATTATAAAGAAACAAGACAAATATTAAATGAATGCACTAGTATAACCTTCTTTCCAAAAAGTGGGGGTAATTATCATATTAAACAATATCTTAAGGTATATGCTGGATTAGATAAAAAACAGATAGAAAAAATAATAAATATTAATTCTAGATGGATAACTCTTTATAGAACATATCCACAATATATTATATGGGAAAAAGGGGTTTCTACATTAACAGAAATATAATATAATTAAATTATATATGAATTTACACAATATTATTTATAATGCTGAAAAATATGAATTAACAGGAGAAGATATAAAAAAATTTATTCCTGATTGCTTAATTATTGCCTATCATAATTTAAAAAATTATAATTCAATAGATGAAATATTTAATAAATATAATACATTATTTTTATTATATGAAACAAAAGAAAATTATGGTCATTGGTGTGTTTTGAATAGAATTAATAATAATACAATTGAATTTTTTGACCCATACGGATTTAAATTAGATCAAGAATTAAAATATTCAAATTATAATTTAAATGATAAAGGAGCACCACATTTAACAGATTTATTTAATAATTCTAATTTTAAGGTCTATTCAAATATACATAAATTTCAAAAAGAAAAAAAAAATATAAATACGTGTGGGCGTCATTGTATTGTTAGAAGTAAATTTATAAAAATACCAATAATAGAATATAAAAATTTTTTTGGAAATTCAAATCCAGATTATTTTGTAAGCGCAATGACTATAATAAATAGTTTATAATAATATTTATTATATAGTATTTATTATATTATATAATAATAAAATTATTTTATTATTATATAATATAATAAATTATGGCATTAAAAGTTTTAGACCCCCGTTTAAATTTACACGAATACGACCAACAAATCAATATGATTCAAAAGGGTGGTGGAAGATATACGTATCAAATTGAACCTGCTGACAGCTATTCAACATCGCAAGTCAATTTTAACATCACCCCACCATCTACACGAACAATTATTGATAGAAATATTAGAATTAGATGGTTCATAGAAGTTACAACAGATCAAGCTATGACTATTGGCACATTTGACGCTTTACGTCAGGCACCTATTTCATCAGTAATCGACATTTTGACAGTCCAAATCAACGGAACTGCAATCTCACACACAACTGCGGATTTATTACACGCTCAATTATGCTATGGTGTTAAAATGGATGATCATAACGATAAATTATCTACATTTCCAAGTATGGGAGATACTTATCAACAATACAGCGATTGGGCGGTATATGGGAGTGGAAAGTGTCCTTTGAAAAGCTACGGCGAAAACAGCAGTATACCCACACGAGGAGGCTTTGTTGTTCAACAGATTTCATCAACAGTCGCACGATTCGAGATCGTAGAACCTCTCTGGATGAGTCCATTCAATTCTGTAGGACGAGATAGTGAAGGATTTTTAAATGTAAATCAAATGAATTTCAATATTAGATTCAAAAATTCATTAAGTAGAGTATTTTCTCACGATGCCGGAAATAACGCACCAAATATTACTACAGTTGGTGTTACCTTTTATAAGCAACCAGAGATGCTATTACTATATATTACGCCACCTATGCTAATGCAACTGCCCAGTATTTTAAGCCTACCGTATCATAAACCAGAGATCTTTATTAAACAACTAGGCGTTATTTCTGCGGGGGGCACTTTATATAATTATAATTCTGATGCTTATAGATTAAGTCAAATACCAAGGCAGGTGATGATTTTTGGAAAACAGAGTAGAAATACACAAGATTTTAAAAGCTCTGATTCATTTTCTATTATAAAACGAATTTCAATCTTATGGAATAATGATAATGGAGTTTTGAATAATGCGACTCAACAAGATTTATATCTTATGAGTAAAAGAAATGGCTGTTGCTTATCTTATCCAGGATTCGTCAAATACAGAGGATCACCGATAGTTTTGAGTTTTGGTAATGACCTTGAGTTGAAAGAAGATGAATCGCCAGGAGTGCAAGGACAA